GGTGCCTCTGGTACAGCACGAACCACGGCAACACTAGGCGCTTGGCTAACGACCAACACTAGCTTTGATGCAACATCAGGTGCGGACCCTGTTACCGTTGGTTCTACTGCACGAACTGACTCCTCTGCACAACGTGCTTTAACGGCAACTCTGATCAATACCGTTGCTCAAAGTTGTTTCACCAACGGTGGCGAACCGGATATGTTGATGGTGGGTCCATACAACAAGACCGTTGTCTCCACGTTGACAGGTCGAAGTATTGCCAGAGAACTGATTGACAGTGATCGGGCAGGTGCCAATGTATCTGTTTTTGCTACGGATTTTGGAGATTTGGCCGTGAAGCCAAATCGGTTTATGCGGGAGCGGGACGCCTATCTCGTGGACGATTCGATGTGCAAGGTTGTTTATCTTCGAAATTTTGAGACGGAACGTCTTGGAAAAATTGGAGACGAAGAGACAGCAGTCGTCCGGTGTGAGTTTGGACTAGAAGTAAGTGAAGAAGCTGGACTAGGCGGAATCTTCGACTTAACCACTTCTTAACGGATAAGGTTATTGATGCTCAAACAGATACTGGATCACAGAGGAAACTTACTCTCCGAACTGTATTTTGAGGAGGGCGTTAATAACCTGTTTATCCACCATAAGGTGTCGCAGGACATTGAGCCAACACTAAAATTGGCAAAAGTCCTGCGAGAAAACCAAGAGCATTCCTTTGCAGACAAAGCATCTGGAATGAAGCACGTTGCAGAAATTCCCAGAGTGATTTGGGACCAGTTGGAAATGGCAGGAATAACCAAAGATAAGAAGAAGTTTAAAGAGTGGTTGAATGACTTCAGCAACAAACCATTCCGTGTCTACGAGGGTCGGGTATGACCTACTCTGAACTGAAAAGCAACATAGCGGATTGGCTCAACCGGAGTGATCTGACGAGTGTCATTCCAACATTCATTTCGTTGGCAGAAAATCGTCTGAATCGGCAACTTCGAACAACAGACCAGTACACCCGTGCTACGTTAACCAGTAGCGACAGTTACCTGACGATGCCAACGGACTTTCTGGAAATGTCGCACTTACGGATGACCTCACCGGAGGAGAGAGAACTGATCGAAATCAGTACCCACCAGATCAATGAGGTCAACGATTCGAACTTCTTGGCTTCCCTTCCAGACGCATACCCTCGTTACTATTTGTACTCTCAGGCAACCAGAATCTTTCCTGTGCCAGCACAGAGCATCTCTTACGAGATGTATTACTATTCAACGATTCCAGCATTATCCGATTCAAATACAACAAATTGGGTGAGTACCTCTCACAGTGATGCCTATCTCTATTATTCGTTGATGCAGGCAGGGCCATATCTGGGAGAAGATGAACGTCTCCCTATCTGGCAGTCCTTGGCAGATCGTGCTTTGGCTGAGATCCAAGCAAGTGATGATCGCAGAAGGAATAAGGGGTCTCGACACACCTTCTACTTTGAGGCGATGGGATGAGCTACCTCAGATTTGGATTAGGTAAATTTGGAATAGGTCCATATGTCAGGGGGTCAGAGTTTTCTTCACAACCAGATAGTTTGTCTGAGATATGGGTCAAACAGCCAGACTCCATTACTGAATCCTGGACAAAACAGACAGACCCGAATGTAGAAACTTGGACGATTTACAAACAGGTTTAGATGCCAACAACGACAAACTACAGCATCACGCTCCCCACCGTTGGAGGAAACAAAAACACCTGGGGGTCTGTGCTAAATGATGCCTTCACCGCATTGGAGCAACAGACATACGATGTGGATCAGGTGCTGGGTGCTGCGGATGACAGTGCGACTCCCTCACTGGCATATAACCTGACCCAAGCAGTGACCAATGCCAGCACTGCAAAAACCAATTCAGAAACTGCAGAATCCGTTGCAAACAAACTGGTGAATACAGCACTAACGACTCTAACGAGTCGCGTCTCAGCATTGGAAACCACAGTCGGTGCTGTTGGGACAACGGGATCTGTGGCAGATGACGCAAGGTCTGCAAAAACCACGGCAGCATCTGCACTGACAACAGCACAGTCAGCACTCACTTACGCCCAAAATAACTGATGCCGTTTAATTCATCAATTTACACAGACCTAGAGTTGCCGAGTCTGAATCAGGATAACAGTACCTATGGCACGATCATTAACACCTATTTCCAGGCGCTGGAGAATAAACTGCAGGCGATTAGTGACAGAATAAATGCAGCAGGAGTGGGGGATAGTTCGACGTTGGCGCAGATCAATTCGGACATCGCAGAGGTGAACAGCAACATCTCAGGGATCTTACCAGATCCCTATTCGGGGAACTACACCACGGTTTCATCGTGGCCTAGCTATAACACAGAATTGACAGCCCTGGGACTCTCACCACCAGAGACTGCAAGTGAGATCGAATCATTTTTCGCAGGTTCAGACATCACGAGTTTTGTTAATTTTCTCGATGGCAAACTCGACGACATCAATGACATTCTTGACCAGGTAGATCTTGATATCGCAGCTAGTGAAGTGGATGTCTGTAAAGCCAACATTTATAGTGCTGCAGTGACGTCTCCGTCTAGTATTACCTATCGTGTCATTAGTTCAGGGACATATACTGCTAAACAACAACCTGGCGGATCTTGGCCTTCTCCATCTCCACTCAGTTTTGGCACGACCTACCAACTTAATTCTGTGAGCAACTATTCAACCAGTAATGTGGGGGATCAGGTTTATATTGGAACGTCTGTTTTTCCAGTTAGGACGGGGTCCACTGATGTAACTGTCACTGATGGATCATTCACAATATCGTATCCAGGGAATAGCGGGTCTTGGACAGGGACATCAGGACAGACAGGTTCGATTACTCAGACTGCAGATAACTATACTTATTATGGGTGGTCCTTAGTCGAAATCGTGCAAGGGACTCCAGACGTATCAGGGTGTGGCTAATGGCAACCTCTACGACCAACTACAGTTTTTCTCTTCCAGAAGTCGGTGGGGATACCGACCAGTGGGGAACCCAATTGAATGCCAACTGGACCCTGGCAGATTCTACCCTCAAGACAATCGAAGACTCAGTCGTAGATGTGACTCTGACGGGCAACAATTACCTGACCATCTCTGGTCAGGCGATCACGGTTGGCGATGTGGATCTGACTACAGATGTGACCGGAACTCTGCCAGTGGCCTCTGGGGGAACTGGACTGGCAGCATTGGGATCAGCCAACCAAGTGCTGGCAGTCAACTCAACGGCAGATGGGTTGGAGTTCCAAACTATCTCAGGGTCTGGAACCGTCACTAGTGTTGGACTGACAGGTGCGAATGGAATCAGTTTCACAGGAAGCCCGATCACAACTAGTGGCACAATTAGCACAGCCGTAGATGCTGCTACGCTAAAAAATCATTTAGCGATTGATTGGGCAGATGTTGCGAATAAACCAGGTATTCCTGTCGTTGGCACTGATGCTCAAGCTTATGATGCAGGACTTACTGATATTGCTGCTCTGGCAGTTACAGACGGAAATTTTATTGTTGGTGACGGAACAAACTGGGTAGTGGAATCCGGTGCTACAGCACGAACTTCTCTTGGTCTTGGCACAGCAGCAACCAGTAACACCAGTGCTTTTGAATCAGCAGGTTCTGTCAGTACGCACGCAGCAGCAACAAGTAGTGTCCACGGGATCAGTGCATTCGGTGCAACTCTGGTGGATGACGCAGATGCTCCAGCAGCAAGGACTACATTAGGTCTTGGCACAGCAGCAACGACAGCAGCAACGAATTATGCTACTGCTGCGCAAGGAACACTGGCTTCGACAGCTTTACAAGATGTAGTTGATGATTCAGCACCACAACTAGGTGGGAACTTGGATGTTGCCACCTTTTCAATCGTTTCATCGTCTGCACAGGACATTAACATCACACCCGACAGTACAGGTAATGTTGTTCTGGGTAATTTCAGTTTTGATGCTGATCAAACGGTAGGACTGAGTGAAGACAATTATATTCTGACGTATAACAACACCTCTGGATTGATTAGCTTGGAAGCGGCATCTGTGACTGAATCACAGATTAGTGACTTTGGTAGTTATCAACCTGCAGATCAGGCACTTACCGACATATCTGGACTCGCAGTCACAGACGGAAATATCATTGTTGGTAATGGAACTACTTGGGTTGCCGAATCCGGTGCAACCGCTAGAACATCACTAGGGTTGACTATTGGAACGGATGTACAAGCGTATGATGCGAACACTGCAAAGTACAATGACACTACGGCTAATTTTACAGGAACTCTCCAGAATGGTGGATCAGACGTTCTGGTAGCTACAGATATTGGAAGCAGTGTTCAAGCTGCAGGTTCATACCTGACTTCAGTGGATCTAGCGTCAGATGTTGGTTCAACGGTTCTTCCCGTAGCTAACGGTGGAACTGGAATTACAGCAGGAGGATCTGATCGTGATATTTTAGCATGGGATTCAGCAAATACCCAGTGGATTAGCACAAAGGATTTATCCAGTGGCACATATTATTTTGCAACGGCAAGAGCAAAATATTTTAGAATAGAAGATAGTTTATCACCACCAACTGACGAGAAATACAGTTATCTCCGTTCAATCGGTGGAGTTATTAAGTTTCAAACACTGACAGATGCTGGCTCTACTGGCTCTAGCATTTTTGAAGTCACACGCACCGGAACAACGGTTGATACCTTTGATTTTACCGTAACCCCTTCTGTTAATGGGGTAGACTTATTATCCGGAACGGTATCGGTAGCCAACGGTGGAACCGGACTAACTTCCTTGGGGGCAGCAGGACAGGTACTAAAGGTCAACAGTAGTGCGACTGCTCTGGAATTCGCAGATGAGTCGGGAGGTGGTGGCTCTGGCAGTTCATACATCGAGCATAGTTCAACGGTTTCTGATTCGCTAGCAATCAGCAGTGGCACCAATCGGATGTATATTGGCAACACAACATTCTCAGGCAGCGGAACGATGGCAGGATACTTAGTCATCAGTCACGGTTATGCGAATTTTACTGGTGCGTCTGCACTAAACGTAACTGGAACTCTTAGAATAGTAGGTTAACAATGGCAGGAGAGATTCAATTAAACGGGACTAGCTTCGCTAGTGAGTCCGGCGGAACGATTACTGTTAATAACGGGACACTTGGCAGTTCGGTTGTGTTTCCTGCTGGGCATATTATTTCACATTCCACACCGTTTTTTGATACTGGTTTAGATGCCGCTATCACAACTAGCAGTTCTAGCTATCAAGAATCGGGAGTGGAAGTTAGCTTAACAACAAAATTATCATCATCGGATTCTCGAATTATTATCCAATTTTACACAGGGGTTGCTCGAATGATTGGGGGCAGTTCCGCTCTTATTGCTTGGACTGTGGGGAGAGCCACTGCATCATCTACTACGTATTCAAGCGCGACAGATTTGACGGAGGATCAAAGTTCATATTTTTACAGTGGTGCTCAAAATACTTATTGGTCTCAACATTCAACCTGGATTGACACGGGTAGTTATTCAGCTTCGACCACGTACTATTATCAAATATATTTTAGAAGCCCAAATAGCATTACAACTGCACTGGCTAATCAAGGTGCAACGGTTTCAATGCTAGCGTATGAGGTAAAGATATGACTAGAAAAATTGACGCAATCCGCAGTTTAGTCGGTGGTGCAATCACACAAAAATATCGAGGTGATGTTGTTTACAACGATGGACAAGTAGCACCATCCGAAGAACAAATCCAAGCAAAAATTGTAGAACTAGAAGCTGCAGAACCAATGCGGTTACTTAGAGTAGAAAGAGATAGGCTCATTGCTCTTACAGATTGGCGTTTCCGCAGTGACCTAACTCCATCCCAAGCATGGATTGACTACTGTCAAGCACTTCGTGATCTCCCTGCAAACTCAACTCCTGCATTGGATGAGAACGGAAACCTAACGGGCGTAACGTGGCCCTTACCACCAACCGACTAACAAGGCCGAGCAATGCCAGAATTAGCACAACTATTATCAGACTTAGGTGGAACACTTGGCAGTCTCGCTGCCTGTTTCGTTTACATCTGGCATTTGCAAAAATCTTTTCAAACGGAAAGGGAGAGCTACCGTTTAGAGAGAGAGCAGTTAAGGCAGGAAGCTTATAAAGAGAGGGATATGTGGGTAAGTAAAGATACGGAGGCAGATATGAGGATTCTTGAACTTCAAAAGAGTTCCTATCAGTCCTTAATGACGGTAATGCAAGAGACAGCAAAGGTGCTGCAGGATCTGCATATTTCGATAAACGAACTGAAGGTGATGCTCCATAACGATAGAGGTTGATTTGGACTATAAGTATTTTGCGGAGTCGGAACTGAAATGTTCCGTAAGTGGGGAGTGCAAGATGAATGAAGCGTTTATGCAAAAACTCATTGCACTACGAGAGAAGTATGGATCACCGATGTTTGTGACGAGCGGGTATCGACACCCGACTCGTCACCCCATTGAGCGAGTTAAGGAGACCCCTGGATACCATGCGAAGGGTAGAGCCATTGATGTCCATGTCAGTGGACACATGGCTCACAAACTGGTCGCTATTGCGATGGAGATGGGCCTAACGTGTGGAATCCAGCAGAAGGGAGACTATTCAAAACGCTTCATCCACATCGACGACAGAGACGACCCAATCATTTATAGCTACTGATGGACGATCTTTTAACGAATCTTTTGACCGACTCTGTGACCGAAAAAGTCACAGAAGTCGTTGTTGAACAAGCAATGACAACGCCAGTAGATAACTCCCTCTGGGGAGTTGTAGACATCGTACTGGAGACTCCAGGACTGGCAGAGGGACTTGCAACGGCACTGGGTGGACCTGCTGCCCTAGTTGTTGGGATCAAAGTGTTTCGATCATGGCGTAAAAAGCAGAAGGATCAAAATGCCTAAACGACTGCAAGAGGTTCAGATCCCTCCTGGGTTTGTTGACGGGACTCCACGAGAGATCAAGCAGAGATACCTCAAGGGGAACCTGATCCGATTCAGAGATGGACGACTCCGACCAATCGGGGGATGGTCAGAGTTCCCCTTGTCTCGGCACAGTGAAACTCTCGACTCAGCAGTTCGGGGGCATCTGCAGTGGAGAAATAATGCTGGAGTAGGACTGCTGGCACTAGGAACGGCAGGATCTGGATCTCCGAATTATGGGAAACTCTACGCATTTGAAGTTTCTTCCCCTGCAACATTCACCGACTCGACTGCTGACACGACATCAGGAAGCGACCAAGTGACGGTGGACGATGGGACAAATTTTGAAGTCGGAGACATCATTACAGGATCAGGAATCCCAGATGCCACGACCATCACGGCAGTCAGCACCAACACGCTCACTCTCTCCAACAATGCCACGGCAACTGCCACAAACATCACGGTTACGGTCACTCCAACCCTATCCAGACAAAGGTTTTACGATGTGACTCCATCAACGTATCAGGCAACGGGAGATTCTGAATTCAGACCAGGGTACGGATACTGGTTCTATGGAGAAGAGGAATTCGGATCTAGCTACTCAGGTCCAGGGTCTGCCTCCTTCTCCAAGAAGGCACACTGGAGTCTGGACAGTTTTGGAGAAGACCTGATTGGAACCCACAGTGGCGATAAAGCCATGTTCTATTTGGATGCGTCTGACCTCTCGATTGCTGCAAAGGAGATCACCACGGCAAACAGTTTCACGGAGAATGCTCCGACAGCAGTGGCTGTAGTCGTCACGCCAGAGCGGCATGTTCTAGCACTTGGTGCAGACGGAGATGCTCGACAGATTAAATGGAGTTCTCAAGAAACGGTGGACGTCTGGAGTCCTGCTGCAACGAATAGTGCGGGGGATTTGTCACTGCAAACCTCTGGATATATCGTGACAGCAAGACGGGTTCCTCAAGGTACGGCAATCTGGACTGACCAGGATCTGCATTTACTCACCTACACGGGGGCACCCTTATTCTTTGGTGTTCAGAAGTTAGCAGACTCTGCTGGAGTCATTTCTCCATATTCGGTCTATAGCAGCACAGAAGTGACGACATGGCTGAACAGAGGAGGGTTCTGGACTTTCGATGGGTATGCTCGACCTGTGAGTGATTGTCCCATCCAAGATCGAGTGATGCGGACAGTAGATTGGTCCCAGGAGGGGTTGATTTATAGTGGAGGTAATTCTGAATTTGGTGAGGTCTGGTGGTTTTGCCCTTCTGTTACTGGCACAGCAGGGCAATGTAGTTACTATGTCGTTTGGAATTATAGAGAAAACGTCTGGTACGACTCGCTGCCGTCAGGCATAGCAAGGAACTGTTGGATTGACAGGGGGGTACTCACCTCCCCGATTGCAGTCGATCCCTCAGACAATACGATCTATG